ATCCTCGATTTCTTTGCGTAATTCTGCAAGTTCCTGCTCACTTTTTTGTGCGCGAGCGCGGTATTTCTTGCTTTCCGCGATAAGATTACCAACTTCGAGTTGCGGTTGGCTTTCTTCTTCTTTTTTTTCTGGTTCTACAGACTCAACTGTAGGTTCAGGCACTGGCTGTGCAACTTCATTTTGTTCTTCGGACATACTGTCACTCCTATATGTTTAACTTTACGTGTGTCTTGCCCACTCGTGATAGGTTCTTTGCTATGGTATTAGCGAAGTCTTTTACGACACCTACTTCAACATCTTCGCCTAATTGTTGATTTTCAGCTATGGAACGTTTAGGCATTTTTTCTGTACCTTCATTATGATTAAATAACTTCGTTCCTTGCTTGTTTTTCTTGATGCCGTACAAATATTGTATTTCTTGATTCTTTTTAACTTTGGTACGCTGTACATTAAATGCATTTAGCATTTTACCAGATAGTTTTAAGTTTACATCACCTCTAGATACACCTTTGCGCTTTGCATACGCAGGTGAATATTCTTTAAAATTACTACCTTGAAAATCTTTACCATCTAAAATCTGTTTCTTATGCCTTCTAACAGTATTCTGCGCCATCCTCTTGACATCAGATTCATTAAACTTTAGTATGTCTTGCAGTTTAAACATCTATAGGACTCCAGTAATGTCTGCAATTCACTCCGCCGCCATGCTCATATGCATCTGGCTTGACTTGTCGTATCTCAGACTTGGTTAATGGTCCACTAGCTAAAAATGTTCTGCATATTGGTCTAGTTTTCTCATCATCTGGGCCAATATACTCATATTCAGTATCTTCTGGTAAACCCATAGCCATTGTAGCTATCACAGAACGCCTGTAATCGCCTAGTAACGTGCCGATTATGTTCTCAGATCGAGGTACATTCGTCTTAACTGAATTACGCATTAAATCTTTTAATTGTTCACCACGCAAACCACTAGAAAGACCTGAAACCATTGCATTTTGCATTGAGTTAAACACTTGTCTGCTAACTCCTTCTATTCCCTGCCTTGATAAATTTTGGATAGCCAAGAGTTGTGTTTCGCTTGGATTCCCAAAAAACGGCAAATCAGTAAGAATATCTTCTGTTGTAGCCATAAAGGAGTTGATTGCGGTAGAAAAGCGTAGCTCTTCAATAAAATAGGACGAAAAATCAATTGCAGCGACAATACCCAATATTTCCGCTGTAGAGACACCTTCTTCTTCAAGGCTTTCCACATCTTCTGTAAATCCAGTGATGCTATCATCGATGCTACTTTCATACGAGTTAACTGTTTGGTCTATTGTTGGCATTTAAGATATTCAGTAGTCTGTTTTGTGGTGCAGGTTCTTGTGCTTGTGCTTGTTGTTCTACAAACCTCATTTTATCTTCATCGCTGGCATCTGGGTTATGATAATCAAACCAATCCATTGGTGTAGATAAATTACGATCAAAACGCCAACTCCAAAGCATAATCTCTGCTTCTGGTGTTAATGCGTAGTTTGGTTCTAAGAAGTCAACACTATATTCATCACCTACGTTGATATTTGCTTCTACTTCTAAAATCTTTTTGTCTACCTTATATCTGCGCTGCTCCCAAGGCCTCCATGTATCCTCAGTCATTGCGCTGCGCTCATCCATGTTTTCCATTTCAATAATAGATAAACTTGCTGCCGATGGTGCGTTGCCAGAGTCATCTCTGGCGTATTTTGCACGAATGTGATTGTTATTTAATGTGGTTTCCACTAGAAATCTTGTGGAATCTATAATTTGGTGAAGGTTGCCGCCACTTGAGGTAACACCAAAATTACTTTGCTCTGGAAGATACAAAATTTTATCAGTGCCAATCGTGATACGACTTGGATCATCTACACCAGTGATAAATTTAATACCCAAACATCCATAGCGAATAGCTAAGTTTAATTCTAAGAGTGCCACATTTACTGCTAAATCTGTTTTTGCAACATCCATTGCGTTACCTACGTGGTAATCTCTGATTGGTGGATAGCGATGGCAAAATGTAACTGGTAATACGCCATATGGATTTATATCGTTTTCGTTCACACTCATCACTTTGCCTTCTTCATCGACTAAGAAATGCCTTCCTGGTACACCATATCTTTCTTCGGTCCATACTGCGTTAACCACATCCGAAGATCTGGCGTTGCCTTGGTTTTCGATTGGGTACATAACGCCAATAGGCTTCTCTCTGCTATCTCCAGCTAAGAAAAGCGGTGTAAAATGCGATAATATCTCGTATTCTATCTTTTGATCTACTTCGTTCCACTTACTCCTAAATGCCATATTACCCAAAAGAAACGTTAAACGCTCCAAGATCCTGCGCTGCGCGTTGAGTCCATGCTTGTCAATTGCATTCATATACAATTCACTTGCTCTCATGCGCGGTGGACGTTTATAAGTCATACTGCGCAGGCTGCAAACTCGGCGTGTTAAATTATTTTCTGGAATGACTGTCTGGCGCAGGGTTTCTGGACCAAAATAGTCACTCACGTAGTGTTCTAGGTTGATGCCTTCGTAGAAGTCCATCAAATAGTCACGCTC